GTTCTGCGGCTTTTTAAAAGAGACCGGGGGGTCTCAAAATATTTTTTTAAAAAAAATCTAAAAAAAGATTTGCACTTTTTAATAACGCTTTTTTATGGAAAAGAAAGGTAGAGAAAATCACATAAAGGTAGTATTGTAGAAAAATTAAAACAGGAGGCGTTTAATTAGCGTTATCGGCAAACTAGCCTTAGATATATATTAGAAGATTAAATTCTTCTAATAATGTATCGTAAATTTTATAATTCGTCAAATTCTCCACCTAGAAGCGCTGGATTAGCTTCATCGAACTCATCGTCTGCTTCTGTTGCTAGAATTTCCATAAGACCAAAGTAATCAGACTCCCAGAAGTCATCTGGTGAAGTCCCTCGCTCAAGCAGTCGACGTCCTATCTTGTTTACGTTTCTAATCTTCTCGCGAGTTTCAAACAATCGCTCGCTTATGCTTTTGGGCTTTTTTCTTCTGCCTGCGCTTTCAAGCTTTCTTTATACATTAGCTCCGCTTGCTTCTTGTCAAATCCCATCAGCAGAAGTTCAATTACTGATATAATCTCTTGTAAGTCTCTAATGTCAATCTCATCTACTGCTTCAGGTTTTAATGTAATTGCACGAAGAAACTTAAGCTGTTCTTCTCGATTTTTATCGATAGACTCAAAAATCAGACTTTCGTCTTGCTCGAGTTTCTGTTGGATTTCAAGCACTCGTTTTTCAAACTTGTTCATTTCTTGTACACTTCTAACAGTAGTGATAAGTGTCAATCCCTTATATACCAACGGTTTAGCCATGATTGCTCCTCTTTTCAATTGCTTAGTATTATTAATTTAGCCGTAAATACAAAGCCTAAAGGCTTTGATATTTACTTGCTAAATTAATAATACCAAAGCGTGAACAAAAAGTCAAGTCATTTCTAACCTTTTTATTAAAATTTATTTAAAACTTAATACTAATGTAATATTGTGCAAACATAATGAGAAGTCTTTGAAGCCGAATGCTCGTTGTCTCCGACGGCCACTGTTCGCAGTGGACACGGTCTGGTTGTTTGGTTTGCTATGCAAACACAAACAAGAACCAGGCTATGTTTTTTTATTTGTGTTTAATTAAATCAAAAAAATGCTAAGCCTCGTTTGGCTTAGCATTGCAACTTATAAAATAGCAGAAGTTAATCTGTCTAATGCTCGCTTGCGCTTAAAGACTCTGTTTTCTAGAGCGTCAACACGATCGCTTAATGTCAACTCGTTATTCATCAGATAACCTCCTGCGCATATTTTCTTTCAAACACCCAATCGAAGCCAGCCTTAGTGAGTTGCTCTCTGGTGTGTATTTCACGTACATATTCTGCTGATTTTGCATTTTCAAAAAACCATCTGTTGGTTTTTTCGTTGAATTTCAAAACATCTGCTTCAAGTCTTGGAATTCTTACAAAATAACGGATTTCCGCTGTCGCCTCGTAATCAAACAGCCAAGCACGCATTAAACGTTCTGTATTTCCAGGGATCATCAGCCAATTATGAATTTTCATCGGCGCGCAATCCAACTCATGAGTTAAGCAAGAATTTCCTTTTCTTGCTTCTTCAAGCCACTTTCCTACAAATTCTGGCAAAATATTTCTGCCAAATGGATCTTCGATTTTTCTATCAACTCTAATCATTGTCTAACATCTCCTTTATTTCGAATTCAATTCTTGGCTTCAAACTATACAGCTTTCTAGCTCTGCATTCGACAACTTGACCGTCGTCTTTAAAGATAACACCTGTCATGCTGTCGAGCAGAGCTTTGAGATAGTTATCAACATCTGGTTTTTTATCACAGAAAATCTCTTCTGCTTCTAATTTCTCTTTAAGTTTTTTCTTAGAAGAAATATACTTTGGCGGCAGAATGTAGAAAGTCACATCAATCTTTAGTGGACCTTCCATTAATTCTTCTGCTCTAAAGGCTTCTTCGATTAGCTCTGAACACTTAGCGCGCCAAACTCTCATTTCTTTCTTTTCGTAAGCGACAACACCGCGTCCGCATCTTGCGAAGCGAGGCCTAGATTGTGCCTTCGGCTCCAGATTAATTACAATTTTCTGATAAATCATAAAACAATTCATCTCCGTTTTCTAAACTTCTTGCAATATTTTCCAGCTCTTTCCGCGAATAGTACGTGATGCCTTTTGTCTGGATTTCTCTCCACACGCGATTATATATGCAGTCCGGAACATTCAACCATCCCCAGTCGTTTCGAAAGAAAATGCACACGCTTTTGTTTCTATATTCAAAGATTGTCTTGTCTTTCTTTGATTTGTAATTAATTCTAAAAGGTCTATATTTTTCTATTTTTATCATTTTTTTGTCCCTCTTTTAAAAAGGTAAATCGATGTCATCAACGCTCGAAAATTCTTCTTGTTGTGTAGGCTTTTGCGTATCTTCTTGCACTTCTCTTCTTTCCAAAGTTTGGAAATTATCCGCAACAACTTCTGTGACGTAAACACGCTGACCTTGTTGGTTTTCATAATTGCGGGTCTGAATTCGACCAGTAATGCCTAAAAGAGTCCCTTTTTTAGCCCAGTTAGCTAAATTTTCAGCTTGCTGACGCCAAATCACGATATTAATGAAATCAGCTTCACGTTCACCATTTTGATTTTTAAAATTACGGTTAACCGCAAGCGTAAAAGTTGCATATGCTAAGTTGTTACTTGTATACTTTAATTCAATTTCTTTAGTTGTGCGACCAACGAGTACTACGTTATTTATCATAAAATTTCAACTCCTCTTTCTGCTAATTCATTTGCTGCATAACATAACGCCAGGTATCCGTCTGAAAATTTTATAGCATATGCAAATATAGCTGTTAGAACAAAATTTATCGCTTTGTATAAACCTGAAACAAATGGTTCCTGAAGGTGAAGGCGAAAATCGATAAAATTATCCAAAATCTCTTGCGAAACCGCATACTCGTCTTTAACTGTCATCAAATAACGTTCCAATTGCTCGCTATCATAATTATAATTCCTTAACGTTATACGTATATATAACGCGTTCATAATGTTGAGCAAGCCAGCTAAATTATCCTGCGCTTCTATTTTGTTTCTCTGCAATATGTTTGCGCAAAATGCCCCGAAAACATTTTCGAAAAGTAAAACATATTTTTCTTTGCTTACAACCGGATAAGTTTGAGCGACTTTTTTTGAAACCTTTAAATTCATTTCTTCAATATCTTTGTAATTGTCCACTTTTCATCCCAAACTTTCTAATTCTTTTTTGATATTGTTTATTAATTCTTCTTTTTCTGCGGTTTTTAGCTTAATCCATGCGATAATTGCTCGAGGCCATCTTTTGCATGTCCACTTGAAGAAAATCAACGGAGCGCCGTACGTAAAAAATGTTGCTAGTACAAAAAACATCCAATAGAACACAATCGCGCTCCTGAAAACTACACGATTTTCTGCTTTGTCCAACTCTTCGAAGAGCTCCAATCGCTTTCTTTGCGTGTTGTTCATTTGTGCTAAAGAAATTTGTTCTTGCCGTTTAGCGTTTTCTTGCATAAACTTGTTTTGGCTTTCTATAGCACTCGCTGTGCGCTTGCTAGCTTTACGCGTGCCATTTGAAACTAATAATCCTAATACTCCCATTATTTTTACCTCATCTTTCCTAACTTGTTACAAATTTTCCAATTGAAATAACGCATATTTTCAACTGTTACGTCAATTTTAGCTTTATCAAGCATTTCTTCTAACGTTTGATAAAACTTGACATAATTTTTATTACGCATAGCCTTTAATTTCCAAGCTTCTCCAAAACTCATAGCGTACACGATGCGATTGATTTCAGAACTTGAAATTTTCTTTTTGATTGGTTTGCACATTTTTTCCCTTCCTTTTTTAAATTGCAAGAGCTGAAGCGTATTCTTGTGTTTTGTATTTATCAGCTCTTGCAACTTTAGCTACTCTCACTCGCTGTATTTTCTCTGTAATGTTGTTTATGCTAACGAGTTAAGCACTTTCAACGCACTAGCTTTTAAAGTTCCATTCTTTTTCATAGCTTCTTTTTTGAAAATGCTAGTCGAAACATTTTCGAGTTTTTGAACAGCTTTATATTTAACGACTTCTCCTTTTTTGTTGAAGTAAACTTTTGCAAATTCAACATTTCCCAAAAGTTCAGGCGATTTGTCATGAAATTTAAATTTCAATTCTTTAAATTCTGCTGGAGTAGCTTGCGCTACTTGAGTTTGTCCGTTTTGTAATTTTGCGATTGTTTTCATGATTTTTACCTCTTTCTTTTTTTCTAACTATATTATATACTATATATTATATAATGTCAAGTGTTTTTTTAAAGTTTTTTGATTTTTTTATTAGCAGTAAGAATAAAATTCTGAGTCTTGCATGCGTGCATATTTAGCGGCTAATTTCCATATTGAAGCTTCTGCTTTGCGTTCTTCTGCAAATGCTTTCCAATCTTCAAAATTCCATTCTGTGAAAGTTTTTGAAACTTTAATGCGAGCCCAATTCATAGCTTTTTTGAATTCTGCATTTTCGTCTGAGTTTTCAATCGCTTTTTTAGCTTCATTGCATTTGTAACTTTTGAACATTGTCCAAGCGATTTTCAAAGCTTCTGCAAAAGTTTTAAGATTGTTTTTTGCGTTACGAAACATTTTCCATGCTGCTTTCATAAGTTCTGATTTATTTGTGACTTTCATTTTGTTTTTTCCTCTCTCTTTATCTTTCTGATTATATTATATAATAATATATATAATATGTCAATACTTTTTTGTAAGTTTTTTTAAATTTTTTTAAACTTTTTTTGCAAAACAAAAAAGCTTACAAAAAGTAAGCTTCAAAATTCTATTGACATTAGCTTTCTGAGTCGTAGCTCTGAAGTTCTAATCTGCTGTTTAAACTCCTTGAGCCCGCTTTCAAGCTCTTCACGACTCTTAGCAATATAGTAGCCGTGCACTTTGCCTCTACGTGCAACGATTGCGATATCGTGATTAAATATCAGCGTTTCAATTACTTCTTTAATTCTGCGCTCGCTTAATCCTGTTAATTCTTTGATTTTTTTGAGCGGAGTTGCTGAGTGCGCGCTCTGCAAAATATTTAATACTTTTAATTCATCCGCTTTTAATTTTAACATTTAGCTTAACCTTTCTTTCAATTCACTTTCTTTAATTGCTTCTATGCGTTTGTAATCGCGAACTGCATAGTTCTTCTTGTATTCAAATCCTGCATTCAAAAGAGCTTTTTTGAATTGCTCTTTGTCTGCAGTGTCTCTGAAATATACTTCTAAAGTCATAGACTGAGTGTACTCATCTTCTATGATTTCTCCTGTTTCCAAATCGACGGCTTTCACGCTGTCAGCTTTGCCATTTGCGACTTCACGCGCTTTCTCTTTTTTAACTTTTTGTGCTTGCTCTAAGTCATAGTCTGCTTTAATTTGTATTAAAATTTCAGGCAACTCTTTATCATCTAGCATGCGTATATACGCTTGCGCACTCAAATTGTGCTCCTCACACGCTGAAGCAATAGCACTTTTTGCTTTCAAACGCTCTTTCTGCGCTTCGAACTCTATTGCTATCATCTCGTCTAAGTCTTGCATAGCCGACTTTTTGAGCGTCACGCAGTCACTTTTAAAGTTTGCCTTTTTGACAAAATCATCTAACTTGCTGTCAAAAACACGAGCATCTAACAACAACTCACTAGCTTTGTTAGACACGTAACTTTTGAGTGTGTCTAACATAACCGATTTTTGATTGTCGTCAAAATCTTTAACATCGCTAGCAATTTTGTCAATGATTGCACTTAGTGGTTGTGTTGCTCGCTTTACATATTTTTCAAAATCCGTAACAGGCGCTGTAAGCTCGCGCTTAATTTCTAAACGCTTATCACTGATTTGCTTAATTAATTTCCTCAAGTCTGCGAGCGTCTGCTTGTCATTTCTGATTGTTTGTGCCGTCACTTGATAATCTTTGTATTTTTTAACAACAGTGTTTATGTTCTGTTCAAAGGCTTGCTTATCGACTATGTCAAGTTTCGCTTGCTTAAAATTCACTTGTAACTCTTGCATATAATCACACTTTTCTACCACTCAAGATTGCCATCTTGAGTCGGTTCTTCTACAGTTTCAATAGCTTCTGCTTCTTTTGTTTTTTTAGCTTCGTTTTCGTTCTTGCTCTTTGTTTTCTTGTAACTTTTAGCTTCCATCTGCGTCAACAAATACAGCTTTTCTTCATAAGCTTCTTTCATTTTGCGCGCGCGGACTTCTGCTTGCGTTTCTCGTTGCATTTCGTCAGCAGTGTACAGACCGCCGACTGACTCGCTAAAAGCTTCTCTAAAAGCTGACACTATAGCGACTTTTCGTATCATCAGCGCAGGCATTTTTTGCCAGAGATTTTTGCTCGTGGTGTAATACGCAAAGTCTGCGTCTGCTTCGATTGCATGACTTCTGTCTTTTCGATAAACCTTGCACCAGCCCCCGCGCAATGTTGCACTTTTTGGAACGATGGTTCCTGTCAAGCGCTCTATAGCACCGTCTTTAGTTTCAACAACAATTCCTGCTTCAAATCCGTCAAAATCCGGATTTTCTTCTGCGCGCTTCATAATTGCTTCTTTACTGACTACGATTTGCGCAGGCGCAGAGCCGTATTTGATAAAGTAAACTTCTTTCGTGAAAGGGTTTAAATTACGTCCTTTCACAATCGCTAAAAGAGCTTGTAGTTCTTGCGGACTCGCTTGATGCTTCGGGTCTACAAAATCTCGCAAAGTATTTCCATCAAGCTTTTGCAAATCTGTTAAGTAACTTCCTTTTGCTAATTCGTTTTTCGCCATTTCATACTCCTATTCCAGCATTTCCTGCACAACTGATACGTTGTCATCTAACTTTAGCGCTACACTGATAGTTAATCTAGACTCGGTCAAAGATTGTATTTCTTCAATCAAATCCTCGTCTGTGTAATCTTTAAGTACTACGTGTGCGCCAACGCACTCATGTCTTTGTGCCGTTAAAAAATCAATAGTATCTAACAGCGCGTCTCTCAAGTTTCCTTGATAACAAATAACATCATCACCGATTGAAATTTTAAACATTTTTCACCTCTAAAAACTCTATGCGCGAGTTAGTCGCGTAACGCGTCCATTCGTTAATCTTTTTTAAAAAAGCTGTATCGCTTTGCCTCATCAGCATAACTTTTGTACCATCGCTGATTTTCCAAAAATTTTCTTCAAACCAAAAAATCATATTCTGTTTCATTTATTCAGCACCTCTTCTATTTTTGCTTGAAGTTCTTCCAAGTCTTCTAGCGTCGCGTGCTTCAGTACAAAACTGCGAGCAGTTGAGCGATAGACTAAATAGTTTGAACGCGCTCTGTTCTTGCTTCTCCATTTTTTCTGCGCTTTTCGTTGCGACTCACGTTGCGCTTCTTGTTTATCTTTAATTTCTAGTTTTTGCATTAAAATTTTACCCTTTCGTCTTTTTGGTTGTGCATCTTGTACACGTCGTTTTTAGTAGAGCCTTTAAAAATTCTGCTGTACAGCCGTCGGCCGTATTTTTGAGCTAGAAACTTCGGTTCTAGATTAGTTGTAATAATTGTTTTGTCGCGCGCGTTCAAGATGCTGTATATTACACCTGCAGACCATTCACTGATTTTCTCAGTCCCTAAGTCGTCCAGAACTAGATAATCTATACTGTTAAGTCTAGATACATAGTCACTTTCAGATTTAAAATCCGCTTTTAATTTTGCCAGTAAGTCGACTACATTTATAAACGCCGCTGTCTTATCACTGTCTTTTGTCAGCTCTTTAATCACGCTATAAGCTAGATGACTTTTACCAACGCCGACATCGCCAATCAATACAACATTTCCGACTTTTCCGCTTTTATAATCAGCTGTTTGCTGTATAGCAAATTCCAAATCTTCTTTTTGCGCGTGCGTTTTCGTCTCGAAATTATCAAAACTCGCTTCTATTAGCTCGCTGTCATACAAGCTAAACTCTTTCAAAAAATATTCGCGCTTTTTCTTTTGTTCGAGCAAATAGCTTTTGAACGCTAATTCTTCTGCAATTTTCTGCTGCTGTTCTGCGTGACATTTAGGACACACAGTGTAATTAGTGCGTTTAACAGTTACTAAACGCTGTTTGTGTTTCTCGCAAATTTTGTTTTCTAAAATTACATTTCGTAAGTAATCTTTCTTTACATTTTCTAGTTGCATTTCTTACCCTCTATTTTCATTTCTCCTGCATTTTATTAGTAACTAGTACAATTATGCTAAACATTGGCTAACATGCAGGAGAGACCCCTTAATTTGCATTTAAACGATATTCTGGTTATTTTCATTCATTTTCTCCCTTCTTTATCTTTCTGATTATATTATATAATAATATATATAATATGTCAAGAGTTTTTGTACATTTTTTTATTTTTGGTTTTGTTAAATAGTAGCTGTTCTGACCCGCCAACCTAACGCATCAGCTACTTTCTGGGCTTCCTGCAAACTGTCAAAACGTCTAGATGCCGACAAAATGCCCGGCTGATTAATGTCGTCCCATTTTCTGAAATACAAACCGCACCCATCAGTGACAACGTATTCTTCCTTGCTTTTTAATGGCCGCATATTTACACCCCTTCCGATAATTTTGAGTTTTTTTAAAAATTGCTGCCAGAAATTCCAAATCCTGTGCTTTGCTTTTTGGGCGGCTGATTGAGATAGCTTTCGAATTTATTACCGAAAAGTGTTTCTGGTCTTAAATACTTGCTCATACTTGTGCCTAGCCACTCATCACACTTCATGTCGATAACTTTTTTAAAGTCATCCACTGCGTAGCCTTCGTTTAATCTAGCTTTTATCAAAGACCTTGTTTTTGCACCACTAGGTCTGTATTTCGTTCCTGCTTTTAAGTTTAAGTGCTTAATAATAACGACTACTTTCGCCGTTAACCCAATTTGCAATTCGCCTTTAATTTCTTCAACGCTTAACAATTGCTTTTCCGAGTCTTTCTTTGATGCGGTCGGAGTTTCGTCAGAAACCCGACAATATATATTCTTTCCTAACTCTAATCTATCCTTACCTATCCTTACCTGTGTGTCCACTTTGGATACATTTTGGATACATTCGTCTAAAGGCTTTAACTGCGCGGTTTTTGAGCTGTCATACTCCAGTTGATTTTTTTCTTTTTCGTGAATGGTTTTTTGAAAACGGTCGGCTTGGATATAATTGTGTATCCGCCAGTGCCGAATTACGACCACCCCGCTTTCAAACGGAATAAGAAATCCCTTTGCAATTAGTAATTTCATATCGTCGTCGCTAGCACCGATTATGCGTTGGATTGTTTTTGCTCTGTCTATAAAGCCTTCGTCATCTGCCCCCATCGACAAATGGAAGTAGAGCGCTTGGCTCGATAAAGGCATTTCCAAAAACTTATCAGTTTCTGTGATTTTTTTCGAAAACATTCTTCTTTGTGCCATATTTTTCCCTTTCTTTTTTAATACCTCTATTTTCATTTCTCCTGCATTTTATTAGTAACTAGTAAATTATGCTAAACATTGGCTAACATGCAGGAGAGGCCTCTTAATTTGCATTTAAACGATATTCTGGTTATTTTCATTCATTTTCTCCCTTCTTTATCTTTCTGATTATATTATATAATAATATATATAATATGTCAATACTTTTTTGTAAGTTTTTTTAAAAATAAAAAGCACTAGATTATCTAGTGCTCGACCGCTAGCATTTAACACTTGCTAAGCGTGTAAGGAGATTTCCTCTTTTCTGTTTTTTAGTTTTCGCGGTCTATTTGCGATATGCTAAGCGTATATAACCTAACATGTAATCGCGTGTGCGGTGCATAAATTTAGCTACTGTGCCAGTGTAAAAATTGCTGTCATCACCTACATTTTGTTCTACAGTCTCAAAACTGCCATCAGGATTAACCTTGTAAACATAGCCAGTGTGACCGAAAGGGTGGCCGTAAAGCGCGTTAGTATCCATAACAAACAAATCTCCAGCGCGAGGCGGTTTATTAGCTGGCACAATCTCATAGCCTGCACGTCGTGCGCTGTCTAGTAGGTCAATAGCGTTTCCACTAATCGGAATGCCTACATAATTATTAGTTAAGTCTGTATCAATATCCACACATTGCATGCCATAAACTTGGTCAGTATCCACACCACGACCTTCCGCGGCTAAACGTGTGTAAAGTTCGTTTGTCTGGTCTAATGTTAGTCTTGATGTATGCGCGTTCGCGTGTGCCGATACAAACAATAAACTAGCTGACAAACCTAAAATTGCTAATGTTTTTTTGAGCATTATTTTCCTTTGTTAATTACTGCAATCAAACGTTGATAGTCGTCTGTGTCGAGATTGAGGTCTTTAGCCCCTGCGCTTTGAAACGCTGAGATAGTGTCAATATGCCCTACTGCTACAGCGGAGCCATGAGTCAAGACCATGTAGGGATATTTTCCTGTTTTTTCTCTAATTGTGTAATCCATGTCGTTTTCTAGTCCTTTCAAAATTTCGTCTACTGCGCCATCATCATCTAACAGCACCACATTTTTATCAAGTCCACTAGCAATCGCTGTGCTGGTGAATTGCCACCATCTAGCTCCGTCGATTGACGGGAATATTGACCAAACGGGGTCAGGCGTTACTGCATAGTTTGGATATGCTGCTATCCAAGTGCTATTTGGATACTTGGCGTTTAGCTGGTCGTGATAGATATTTTCCAGCGTAAATGGTCTATATGAGTAGTATATAGGCTTATAGCCAGCGCTTGCGATTACGTCCATAAACGCTAATACAGCATTAGTGTTTGCTTGCTTATCACCGCTCGCAGAGTCTTCATAGTCACAGACTAAATATTTAATGTCTGTCTTAGCTAGTGTGCTAAGAAAGAAGTTCGCTTCTGTTTGCGCTTGTGCCACAGAGCCCCCAAATCGTGCGAAATGGTAAAATCCAATGCAATCACTAGTTGCAACTTGACTAGGGGCGCTGGTGTTATAATAACCAGTCGACTCAGTCAGTTTGATTATCGTTTTATTAGTGCCAGAAGCAGAGAAGACCCCGTGCAAATCTGCGGGTTGATAGCCACTTACGTCGATAAAATAATCACCTTTTTTTAGCGAGGTCATAAAATCACCTCTTTTTTATTTTAAAATCTCGTTTGCAGATGGTACCTCTGCGCTTGGTTCTGTTACTGCTGTTTCAGCTGTTTCTGCTGGTGCTGTAGTTGTTTCTGCTGGCTTGGTTGGTGCTACTGCAGTGGATTTCACTACAGTACCGCGTGAATTTTCGTCTTTAAGCGAATTTACGGCAGACTCAATTAAGTCACTAATTTGTTTATCTGTAACTTGCAAGTTGAGCTTGGATCTATTAATATAATCTGCTAAACGTTGAACAGCCAATTTCTTTTTGTCGCTCGGCAGTAGATTACGCTGTTGTTCAACTGCTAGCACTACGCGTTCTGCGTAACTCTCAAGCACTTGAATGCGCTTATTAGCCGTGTGTGCTTTAGCAAAGCGCAAAACTTGCACTAGCAAAGGACTTAAGAGCCCGACAATTAAAACAATGTCTGTTGCGTTAGTTATTAAGCTATCAATAAGTTGTGTGTTCATATTTTCTTTATCCTTTCGTCCATCTTTTCAATTTTTTTGGTTAATTCATCCATCTGAACAGTTAAACGGATTAACGCTTGGTTTTGAATATCATGATTATCTAGTCGTTGCTTACACTCTTTGAGTGCTTGATTTTGCTGTTTATTTTCTTCCTCGATTATTGTCAACCGCCGTTCCGCGTTTGCGACGCGGTTTTGAAAAAAAGTAGTAAAAGTCAGCAAAGCTACAAGAGCACTAATCACGATACTAATAATTTCAGGCTTTAACAAATCATAAATCCCCTATCTAAAAGTAAGTCCCATCATAATCACTGCCCCAAATTTGGAAAGCGACATCGTTATTGCCAACTAGCGTCTGCACTGTGTTCTTAGTGATTTGTTTTGTAATTGCGAAAAGTCCGTAGTCATCGTTATACTTTTCCCAAACAATACGACCACCAATGAAATCAAAACCAGAATTAAATTTTGGAAGTAGCTGAACAAAGATTTTCTTGTTTTTAAAGTTGTTACGAAAAGCAATTGATTTTGCTAACTCACTTTGTGCTGTGGTTAATCCGCTGACTTGAATAGTTGCACTCAAATAGTTGAAGCTACGTTGACTGATTTGATGCTTACTAAGCAGAGTGTTTAAGATTTGATTATTTGTCTTGTAATCATCCGATTGTGTGAAGTCGCCTTGCACTGCAATTTTTCCACTAATTTTGTCATCACTAAAATCAACTAAAGTAAACGTTAGCTCTTGACCGTCAACGTTAACTTTGTTGATTAGTTTATTACCAATTTCTAACATATTCTCACCCCCTTTCGAAATTAATAAAGATTATATGTTATTTGCGTCCTGAAGTACCAGCCACGCTTGAAATAGCCATAAACCGTACCGTCGTTTTGAATAAAGACTGGACAAGCTTCTAGAGTTGTAGACCAGCGCTGGAGCGAGAAATTAATCGCTTCTTTTTTTGGTCTAAAATTCTCAGGAATTTCACCTAAATCAATACGTCCATCACGATTGCTATTAAAGTCAAAGTTAACACAGACTATGTCGCCTTTTTTGATAAAGACAGCTTCTTTGATGTCTGTAAACTTCTCAATTTCTTCTTGCGGTTGCGGTGCTGGTGCTTCTGGCACTTTTACCATATCTAGAATATTTTTCCCGTTGAGGTAAAAGCCACCAGTTGACTCAATGGATCCATCTGGCAAGCTGTTATCAGTGATTTTTCCAACTGCAAAGCGCTTGTGTTTGTCATAACTGTATACATAATTGTTAGCAATTAACAGATTAGTCGTGACTATTTGAGTTAAAAAATTATCGCTTAAAGTTGCTTCAATTATGTAATTTTTAGCCTCGTCAAAACTCGCACTCATATTAGCGTCTGAGTTGACTAGTTCTGCTATGTCTGTCCAGCTTCCGCCTGCTCCAGTATCTTCTAGATAATCATTAAAGTCTGAAACAGCATATCTAAATGACAACTTAGCTGTATTGCGTTGTTTGCCATTAATCGCAAGTGGTGCAACTGATATATTACGTGTTATTGTTGCAGTTGTGTTTGTTTCTCCGCTTCGTCTGGCACTAATAGCTAGTACTGGCTGATGATATTCAAGTACATGTATAGTTTTAGTGACTGTGTCAGACTGCATACCTCTTGAGTCAGTCACGTAAGCTTGTACTTCAAAAGTTCCTGCTGCATCTAGAAGAGTTTGTGTATCACTTAATGATACACCATCTTTAATCTGACAAGTAAAGCTTCTAATCGTGCTTCCTCTATAGCCCTCAGCAGTTTTAGCGCTTGCTGTTACCTGACTAAAGTTTTGCACAAAGTAGCCTTTATCGAGCCCGCAGGCAATCACTTTTGGATTATTTTCCACCAGTTCAAACTCATGTAGAATTGGTTTTGCACTTGCTGGAACGCTTGCCGTTATCGTGCTTGTGCGCGTCCCTACTAAATTTCCGTTTAAAAACGTATCACAATAAAAAGTTATTTGAGCGCTTGGTCGATCTGTTGCATGCTCCAGAAAATCGAGTGGTACAGTCCAGTTTTGATTACCTGCGATGTCTTTGATGACATATCCTTCATCGTTGCCAAAACTATATCTGATATCATGCCTAAAATCTTGTGCATTTTGCGAGACTGCGAGCTGTATAGTATCGCCAAAGAAGCAATCATGCGCTAGTATATTATCAGGACGTGGAATATCTAACAGTTTCAATCCGCCTGTGACTTGCGCTTCGTTATAGCGTTTGTCGTCAAGCGAAATTTTAAACGAGTAACCAATTGTTTTAGTGCCATCATCATTATGACCTATTACATATTCACGGGCAAAAACTAATACAGAGTTTGAACGCTTGATTTCCACAGGCGCTTTTTCGATTGCTCCGCCGCCGTTGATAGTAATAGTCATTGTTGCGCCAGTCACAACTGGCTGAACGCCTGCATTAGTATTAATAGTAGCAGTCAATCGCACTGTGGAAGTGTTGTTTGCGATATCCTGCGAGATTTCCACGCAGTCAACCGATAAACTAGCATATTTGCCTAGCGGATATCCGCCAAAAAACGTCCAATTATTAGCCATCTAAGCCCCCCCTGCATAGACTACTGCATTTTTGCTATTATCGTTTCTGTATTCCATTTCCATGAAATTTCCAATCTGTAAAGTCTGTGTAAACATACCATTAGCGATATGTATCATGCCTTGCGAGATATACATAACTTCTTGACCAGCTGAATACATGCTAATCCTGTCGTTGCTAAATCTAGCGCTTGCTGTGCCGTCATTTTTTGCAATGGTTAGTCCATTATCACTTGCGCTAATATAATCAGTCAGAAAATTAAATCTTGCTTGTGTGTCCTTTAAGTCTTTTTGAACAGAGATTACACGATTAGAAGCGTCTACTAGTTGCTTTTGAGATTGTCTGCGTGACTCTGCGTCTGATTTTGCATACACATTATATGCGTTAATCCAGTCTTGCACAGTAGCTAGACTTGCTTTAGCCTGTAGCTCTTGTTGCGCTACTGACTGCGCGTCTGCAATCTGCTGTATACGCTGTTTGTTCGTTTCGTCTGCTAAATCTAAGTCTTGTAGTTTATCAAGTGTTTTCTTGCTATCTAGCGCTATCCACTTGTAGTCTTGTGGATTTTGTGACTGCGTATCATCAGCGCTCGAGTAAGTGCCTAGATAACGTTTAGTATTATCAGTTGAACTGAAACCATTTCCGTCAATATCATCAGCATAAGCAACATAGAAGTGAGATGATTGTCCATCTTTTACTTTTGCAAGTGAAACATAAGTACGTGCTTTTATTTCGTCATCTACTATCAATTGGCACTCTACATTAGCTGTGCTGTCAAAATCTGTATACTTAATCATTTGTGTTGGCAAATAGCCAATTTCTGCGCCGTTTAACAGCCATTTGTAAAACCCGCGCACAACTTGATTATTGCGTGTTGCGTTAGCAGTTAACACAGCAGAGCCGTTTTCTTTAAGCAGTAAACTGCTGTCAGTGCTTACGTTTAACACGTAAGGCGCGTTATTGCGTGCAATCTCTTTGGATTTCTCTAGTAGTGTAGTTGTTATCGTCTTATTGCGGTTGACAACATTGACCACAACAACTGTGATTGTTGTTGGATTAGTTATGCTCTTTTCAAGCTCTGAGATGGTTAGAGACCAAATCCCGCCGCTAGAAAACACGTCAGATACATCAACACGTATTCTGTCTCCTGTTTTAAGCGTTTTAGTCTTATCAGTAATAGCCAGTGTTAGAGTTAGCGTTACAACTGGATAAGCATGTTGCTTAAGAAACCTGTGTGCATATGCAAGCAAGTCTGCCTCTGTTTGATACTCAGTGGTTCCAACATAACTAGTCCAGTCGTCTTGTCCTGTTGTATTTAGAGCGTATTTATTCTTAGCGAGCGGTGCATCAACTGCGTTAGAGCCCTTGCGAGTGTAAAACTCGACGACACCATCAGAATTTTTCCATTCTTGCTCTTGGTTTGTTAAATCAAAAGGCGTTTCTTTTTCTTCTTTTGATTTTGGATCCGTCGTCTTCTTGACTCCGCTAAGAAAGACACGATTGTACATTTCATCTTTTGAGGTTGCGTATTCTATGTCTTTGAAATCTTCTTTAGTGAAAAGAATATCTTCTCTATACGTGCCTCTGTAGCCCTCTTTCAGGCTGTCATAGATATTAATAACTAGCGTATTGTCTTTATCTGTTTTTAGTTCAAACTCACAATCGAATTGACTAGCCACTGTTTGCAATCTGGAAATTTTAGTTCCTGTGTCTTCAAAACTAATCGTTCTGCGTCTGTCTTTGATTTCATTGATGTTAATGCGGTTTTTAACGCCTTTGAGAGTCAAAAGGTTCCATATGTAGTTATCCACAGGCACACTGTTAGTGTTTATCCACGGAGCATTAACTTCACTCAAAACCTCGAGTGATAAGTTGTTGCATGAGATTTTAATTTCTGTCAAAGTTTCTGAGTAGTCATATATGTAAAACTTTTGATACTCGCCATTAATCATAGCTTCAAAGCGGCTTGCGTCGCTTATCAGCTCTATACCATCAACTAATTTTCCGTCTTTTAATTTTGGAATAGTAAAGTCAAAAGTAACTGCATTAGTCTTTAAATACTCATGATAAGTGTCATCTTTAAACGTGAGTCCGCTTGTCGCTTCGCTGTCGATTAATGCTATACATGTATTAGTATTGTCTAATAGTTTGAATATCATATGTATGCCCGTTCTCTGTACTCAATGCTGATTTCTGGGTCTTTGTTTATCCATTCGCTGAAACTCAAATCTAATGTTTTTGTGTCTTTATCAAAATAGATAAAGCTAGAGCCGTCTGCGACATCTGAAATAGATTTGACACCATCAACTTCAACATCTCTAGTTGTGTTATCTAGTGTGACTGTAGAATTTGCGCTAAAGAAATTCTTACGGTCACTTAATAGCTCCGCGTCTGAGCGCTGAAACTGTAGCGCCGAAACATAAGCATGAGTCACCATTTCTTGATTTCTGTAAGACTCAATTATCAGATGAAGCTTAGTAGCTCTACGACCTGAAAATTCCGGAACATTGAAGCGCACCCAACCGCCAAACCAGTAGAAGCCTATGTTATTTCCCTCGCGTCTGATTTCAGACCAGCCTCGCGGTGCATTGAATTGATTTTCATTATCTCTGTCAGATGGTTCGAAATATCGTAAATCTAACAAGAAGTAAGTTCCGTCAGGTTTTGAACCGATAAATTTATAAGGCGTTACGAAATTGCGTGAGTTCTTAAGTGTTTCCACACCATATAACAACTTTCCGTTCTGGTCTGAAAACAGGAGCTTAACAGTTCCCATTTGGTTCAAACGCCCAGCCCAGAATGTTTCTCTCCACCAGAAACGCTCTGATTTCGTGTTTGTGTCATCACCTAAGTCAAATGTAGCAGATGCACGACCTGGACCGTTCAAGTAAATGTTCTTGCGTCCAAACTGGTCGTTAATTGCAAAATCACTATTATAAGTTGCTTCATTTGGAAGCGTGTTGATTGCAACATTTTTAGCTGCGCTATTAAACGCAGTCACCAAAGCGTCATCAGTGCGTGCGTCAAGCACTGTCACTATGCGATTGTCATACGCTTTTTCATTACCAATTGCAAATACTGACTTGTCAGTCGCGAGACCTAGATAACCGTTTTCATCAATATTTTTAATTTTGATTACTGGCTCCGTTTTTGCTTTTGGCGCTTTCTTTAGTTCTATTGTGTAGTGATTATCTTTTTTGGTGATGGTTCCATAATCGCTGTCGTGACCATATTCTATTTTTTTTACGTCAGAGCTGTATGCTCTAGCGTCGTCAAACGTAAAGTTAAGCGTTCCGCTTGCGACGAAAGGTGCTGTATTGCTAGTTAGCTCCGGCTGATAAGCGCTTGAGAGCTTACCGAGCCAGTACCAGCCAAGATTATCACTAAAGCTAATCTTGTATGCTTTCTTAGAGATTAGAAACGCGTTGATCGCCTGAGTTACGGCTAGCAAATCGCTTCGTTTACCTTCAATTGCCACAGTCACAGCCCGAGTGCTTGAACCGATAGTAGAATATAGCGCACGTTGCCCTTCGCTAAAAGCTGTTGTGTCATCATAGTTAGTTGAAATTTCAAAGCTTGACATCAAAGGCACTTTAGAAACTTTGATAGTCACATCAAAGTCTGCAAGTGCTTCTGACATCTTTTTATCACTTTTAATTATATCAAACCCAATGTATTTCATCAAATCATACCCTTAATCAAATTTTGTCTCCTGCTGTACTTGTCATTGGCTTTAGTGCTGTACTGTGCTAGAGCGTCGCTAAGTGTTTTCCCGTCAAGATTGAGGCTTACTGCCAAATCTTTGGAACCTTGAGTTAAGATTGCGCCGAGAAGTCCAATAACTTGGTCAAGCTTGTCTGCTAGATTGTTTTCTTCTTTCTTGATTTCTTTGTCAATCCCGCGTGGGTCTTCATCTGCAAACTGCTTAGTAACCTTGGCGAGTAGCTGAGTCGCTCTAGAACGCTTACTAATATCAGTTGGGATAACATATTCTGGTCTATTTCCTTCTGCTAGAGTGTATAGACCTTCTTGCGAGACTATACCGCCGTTTGCATATCCGTACGCCGCAACCCGATTAAACGCCGCATCATCAGTCCCGTATCTATGCTTAATGTAGTTGATAGCTGCTAACAGGTTATCATATCCATTCCTGATATTATGATGACCGCTATGCGCATAAGCGTCAAATGTTGGCTGGATAGTCTGCATGAGTCCAATAGATGGGTGACCTGCCGCTGCATTACTGTCCCAGTTGTTTTGCACGTTTGGGTCTCCGTTACTTTCTCGCTGAATAGTTGACAAAATTTTACTTACGCGGAAAGCCGTCGGGTCAATGCCGTTAGCTTTCAGAGCTTTAACGACGCTAGACCGCCAGCGTTCGACACCAGAACCTTGAGGACCGTCTTCTCCACCTGACTCAGGGTCTGACAAGTGTTCTTTAATCCAATCAAACATCTTGCCGACCTGACCTTTGATAAGTTTCCTCAGCGGGCTATCCGCTTTGACATCCGCTTTAGTTCCGCCGTCTTTGTCGTCGCTTCCTGATTTTATGCCAAAATCAAGATATGTCGAAGCGGAAGAAATAGGTCTGTTGCTGTATTGATGGTATTGACCAGTCCCCATCCAGTTATATTCCTCGCCGTCCATAGTGTCTCCGTGAACGCCGGTGACAAAACTAACGTGGTTTGAGCTAACGGGTCCGCCTGTATAGACTGCGACCGTTCCCGGTTTTGGTCTACTCAAGTGCGGCACTCTTGCTGCGCCCCATTGGTTACCATTTCCAAGATGGCTGAAGAGACCGGGGTTAACGCCTAAATTAGCTAAACGACTGGCAACAAAGGACACACACTCGCGGAAGAAGTAGCCCCAAGGGTCGGCTCCTGCATCTTTAGCACGGTCTTTAAAACGATAGTCGTCACCTTTGGCGCCCATAGCCACACTAGAGCCGGCTTCTTCCATAGCTTCCTTAGCCATAGTCCACATAGTAGACCAATGTTTTTCACTCGGGTTAAATACTTTCTTGACCATACCATTGATGATAGTCGAGAAGCTTCCAGCCAAGCCGTTAACAGACTTAGGAATTTCTCTATCAATGCCAGAACCAGAAGAAGCCTTCTCAATGAATTCCTTGGCTTTCTTCTTAGCGTCGCTGTCTTCGTCTTGCTTGATGGTTTTTCCAAACCATGGATAAGAACCATGCTTAATTGCCTCAACTAAGCTTGGAAAGAAGCCAGTTCCTGAAGCATAAGGCATAGCTTGCCCAAACAGTTCCGCTGTCTCTTTAGCATTAAGAACTTCTGTTCCAGCTGGCAAGATGGTTTTGAAGTTGCGTTCTTTTGGAACAAACGCTTGCCCGTTTGGCATGATAACCAGCTCGCGGTTGTCCGTTTCTGGGCTATCGTTGCCGTCATTGAGCATAGCATATGTAGGTTTATCGATTGGGCGCCTGAAATTGTTGAAGAAACCAGTTCCTGAAGCATATTTCGCAGGGCTAATTGTCTTGATTGCATTTTTGCTTCCGCCAAAACTACTAATCAAGCTATTGATTGAGTTAACACCTTGATTGAGTACATCAATCATGCTATTAATTCCGCGACCAGTAGAGTTCTTCATACTCTTCCAAAAATTAGAATAATTAGAAGAAACATTATCAAAAGTAGACTTGAAATTACTCTTGATTTGGTTATTGCTGTTAAAAATAGCGTTCTTAATAGTCTTCCCGAAAATGCCATCAGTGCTAGATTGCATATTTCTTAAGCGATTAACTACATGACTAGCTATTCTGTTCCAAGTTGCTTCAAAATCCTTCTGAATGCGGTTCAGCAAGCCGTCTGTGGTCTTCTGGAGCCTGCTAGTGTTCTTTTCTAAGGTCTTATACCATTTCCCGCCTGAATTAACCAGCTTTTGGATTTTAGAAACACTGGCTTTTGTTTGCTTAAACGCTCCATCAGTTTTGCTTTTTGCGTTCTTGGCAAATGCGTCAAATATTTTCTTATAATTTTTATCAAAGGATTTTAGCTGTTTATCAACGGCTTTCATCACTTTGCCAATTGCACGTTGACCTGCTTTTACTTGTTTTTCTGCGTTTTTAAATGCTTTTTGTGCATTTTTTGGCAAGTCTGCAAAAGTTTTCTTGCTTGATTTTTGCAAAGTTTGAAGTTGCTTTTGCGTGGTTTTAATCATCTTCTGAATGTCTTTTTGCGTTTGTTTAGACATTTTAGAAGTTTGTTTCTTGGCTTCTTTTTGCGACCCGCCAAAAGCTTTCGAAACTAGCTTTTGCATGCCAGCAAAGCCCTTGCCAACTGTCTTACCAACACCGCCAGCAAATTTACCAACGCCTTTTAGAGCACTGCCGACAAAACCGCCTATTGACTTACCAGCCTTAGCAGCCATGTTCGTTGCGCCTTTGATGACTCCTCCTGTAAACTTGCCAAAAGAACCAAGCGCTTTGCCTGCATATGCGATTAATCCGCCGAGACCCTTCTTGTTGAAGCCATCTAGCGCAGATAGCGCAATTTTAAAAGGAAGGACAACTAAAGCGCCGATTATTTTGAGAGGAGCAAATGCAACTTGTAGTGTTTTGCTGATTACACCTGTTTTTTTGTTAAACTCTACAACTGACGAGATAGCTCCGCCGATTGCTTTTCCAACATTAACAGCAAAATCAATCACAGGTTTAAAAAACTCATACATTCCTTTTGCCGCCTTGTTGACCCAGTCCCTAAACGCTTTGTTTTTTCTATACAAGACAGTTAGAGCTGTGCCGACTGCAACTACTGCGGTGGCAACCCAAACCCAAGGGCTCGCTTCCATTGCTAAGTTTAATACTTTTTGCGCCCCGGCTAAAACTTTTGCTTTTAACGCAGTTTTTTCCATCACACCAGAGATGAGTTCATATCCTTTGACGGCTGTACCAATCCCAGTGATGACCTTCTTACCGATAAAATAAACTGCTAGCACCTTGCCGACGGCTTGCAAAGCTTCTTTGTGTTTACTGATGTTCTGTAGCGCGTCGCCAAAACCTGTAATTTTACTCTTGTCACCACTGAAGGTCTTGAAAACGCTGGCTATACTCTTAGCTATGCCAGTGAATACACTCGCAAAACCTTTTCCAACCTCAAACAAGATTGAGAAACTTGCTGGAATAGCTTTGGTTAATTGCCCGAAGAAATTGATGATTTGAGGCATGTTCCTAGCTATCACTTTTGCCACATCTTCGATTTTGGCGTCGATAACATCCAACATACGAGTAGCAGCATTCTCATTCCGCTTACTGTCACCAAGGTTAAATGCTTTGAGACCTGCGGTTAAGACTGTGTTAAACGCGTCGCTTGCTTTTTTGCCAGAACGCTTAAAACGCGCTTCTATCAGCGGGTCCGAAACCCAGTCACCCAAAGCTTTGAGCGCAGGGGTTTTCATTTCCATGAACGGCGACACGAAAGCTGAAGTAATCGCAGGAACACGGCTTCTAATTACACGTTCAAGCCCTGGAAGAGTTTGAGCAAAATTCTCAGTAGCGTTCTTGTACTTATCAGCCATGCGATAAAGAGCCTTTTCAGCCATTTCGCTGGTAATTTTGCCTTCCGACTGCATTTTTGTATACTCTTCAGTCGTCAGCTTAGAACCCTTAGTCATTTCGCCAGCGACTTCCATTATCGCCGGCTTCATTTTAGGAAATGTATTGATGATGGACAACATGTCTTGCCCTTGCACCTTGCCATTAGCTAGCATTTGAGACCATTGAGTACCAAAATTCTCTACTGCTTCGTCAGTTTGCCCAAAAGCATCTTGCAAAGTCAAGATAGCTTTGGTAGTTTTCTTGGCCTGGTCCGCGTTCTCGCCGATTGCATAGATTTTTTGGTTGAGCTTATCAACCATTTCCAAGCTGTTTTGCGCTTTGGTTGCCATGTCCGTGATAGCCTTTGTCATGGCCTTGCCTTTGTCAGCGTTACCGGTCAAAGTAAGCCATGTCGCGTTCATTGTTTGTTGATATTTTACATAATCAACCGTTTCATCTTTGATTTTGCTAAGTGCACCACGAACAAGATTAAGCCCGTTTGTAAACGCGTTAGAAATTACGTTTCCTGCAAAGGTTCCGAGAAAGGAACCTTTCAAAACACTCGAACGGTCGCTGGACTCTTTGAGTTTATCGGATATTCCACCAATCCCCTTTTTGAGATTGGTTAAGGAATACGGCTTAAGCTCTTTCAACTCTCTATCAAAGTTTTGAGTTGCCGATTTTGCTTTAGCAAGGCTTTCTGCTGTTTGATTGACGCGCTTAGCTTGCGTTCTGTACTCGCTCGAGGTCTTGCCTAAAGACTGTTCAAGCTCTTTGAGCTCTTTCTCTTGCTTCTGATATTGCTCTGTTAGATTGCTAACATTAGAGCGCGACTGTCTCAGCTTTTCAGTTGCTGATTGGCGGGCTTTCCCTTCCGCTTCTAAACGTCTAACCAAACTTTGAGATAGCTGGTTTTGCTCTTTATACTCTCTTTGCAGAGTAGCAAGGCCCGACTTTTGATAGTCAAGAGCTTGTTTAGCTTTTGTCTGCTCTTGAGTCATACGCGCTAGTTGCGTTTCAGCAGTGTTAATTTGCTTTTCGTATTTCAGATAAGCTTCTGCGCCCTTTTGCGTGCTGTCAGTGACTTCTGACTGCTTGTGTTTGAGTGCTTCTATTTTGTTTCTCTGCGCTTCAATTTGCCGTCCAAGGCCTTCGTAACGTGTTCTAGAGGCTTCTAGCTTATCTCCGGATTGTTCGAGCGCTCTTTCTTGCGCTTTCCACTCGCTCGATAAACCATTAACAATACTAGTCAGACTCTTAATACTTTGAGAGGCTTCTAGCGTGTCAATTGCTATTTTGGTTGACATTAAGCTTTGTATTGCCATATTATCAGACTTTCTAATATTTTTTTAATGCTTAGAGGAGCATTCTGAGCGCATTTCACACTTGCGTATGGGCGATTATGCGTTGAATTTTCCTCTCATGAGCCTTTATTTGCTTATTAAAAAGCTAGCTTTGCACTAGCTCTGTAATAAGCAAGCAAAAGCTTGCTAAATTTTATTGATGCGCATTTTCGCCTGCGCCTGGTTGGGCTGGACCAGGAGTTACTCCACCGCCTTGAGGTGCTCCACCTGCCTTTTTAGCTGGGTCACCAGTAGTTACTCCGAAAGTGTGGTTGAATACTTTGTCACGTCCAAAATTCTTAGAGCCTTCAAAAAATTTCTTAATACCTTTCTTGAAAATGTCGTTGCCGTTAGCAGCCCAAACGAAGTTATCATCTGCACGGGTTTTAGCGGTATTAGTGTTAGTTCCCATATTTTTAGAAGTTTCCTGCATTACGCCAGAATTGCCAGCGAAAAAGACTGCCTTATTTTTCTTTGGCTCTGCACTTTGGACAAGTACTGCAATATCAGGTTTAACTTCTTGAAGTTCGTATGCACCTTCTGAATTTTCAACATAGCCTAAAATTGCTTGGGAATACTCAAACGGAAGGTCGTTGAAGTTGAAGCTGATTTGAGGTGCCGATGGATTGGTTGCTGAATGTACAACCATGTTGTTACCGTCGATACGTTCGATAGAGCCTTCCAAGTTAGTTAAGTTGGCGGTCTTAGTTCCCCACATTTCAGAGGTAATTTCTAAAATCCCTGAGTCTGTCAAACCACCGTCCGCTTTAGTTTTTGCTTTGTGTGTTTCTGGGTCCATAATAGCCACGTAAACACGTTCGAGACCTACAGTTGCCATGTATTATTTCCTCTTTTCTACTCTTTAGTCACTTTTAAACGCAACTCATAATGCTTTGTTTCATCATCCACGATAAAACCAGTCGAAGATGAGATTAGATAGTTATCATCAAATATTTTGCTGTATAGCTCGCTCTCTAACTCCTCTAAGTCAAAATCTATATCAGATTTTGCAGAAATTAGTACGTCTGCTTCGTGAGAGATAATATTGACTTTGTCATTTCCAAACTCTCTAAGTGACACGCCGGCGCGACTCAAGATAGCAAAAGTGATATTTTCGTCAATCGTCTTTTGCGGTGGCAAATTATCAATAAACACTTTATCGATTTTGCCAGTTGACAAAAGTATATTTTTTACATCAGATACTAGACTCATCCTTTAATATCCTCTCTTGCTCTCTGAGTACTTCTTCACGAGTTTTTGCGTCGTCTCTAAGTTTATCAAGCCAATCGTCGCCCTTCATTTTGATTGTTCCCCAATTAGTCCACATAGCGAGATAACTTGCAAAGCGTCTATCAAAGCCGACCGTCGCCGTTCCGTCTCTGTTACCGTCGACATCCCCGCGCTTAGCTTTGATGGCATCTGCCATATGCTGGCCCGAGTGTTTGCCGTAATGATGCCTCTTTGCTTCTTCGGTAGCGAGCTCAGCGAATTTCTTTGCGCCTGCGTAAGTCATCTTATCTTTTTGCTCTGTGGTCAAAATCTTATTTTGCAGATTTTCCGCTAGTTCGTCAAATATATTTTCAGCCATGTTTTTCGGTTTCCTTACAAATCAAGATTTTCATTTTTTGGAGCTTACTGTCTGAGAAGTCACTTTCTGACTTGATATCATAGATTTTGTCTTTAAATTTCAAACAAGTTAAGTTTTCTTGCTTGTAATCTCTTACGATAAAACTTGTTGTGTCATCTACATTGTTTTCAAGCGCTCTATAAGTCGCTGTTACGCTTCTAGATAGTTTCTTAGCGCGCCTTGTAAGCACGCTAAGAAACTTCTGTTCTGTCTGATGCGTATACTTGTTTTCTGCTTCTGTCCAGTTGCCAAGCTCTACTAAAAGTTTAAAATCCGCTGTCTTATCGTGTTTACTCATGCTTCATTCTCACTTTCAAATCGAGCTCTGAGAGTAGAGACTATAGCGCCAAACGTTAAATCATTATTGTGTAAATCCTGTTCTGATTTTGCTTGTCTGTACTCATAGATAGTAGCAGCTTGTGCTGCTATGGCAATTCTGGATAGCTCCAGATTTTCTTCTTTCTGTAGAAAGTCAAGTTTACAGCCTATCGCAGTAAGCAATCTTTCTTGCGCTGTCAGTATACACATATTAGCTATATTTGATTGATATGTATCATCATCTTCAAATAGATAATCTTTAAATTCTTCTGTCGTTACTAATGCCACCTCTATCCCCTCTTTCTAAGAGTCGCCTATTAATTGACTAGCTTACGCTTGCGCTCCGCCTTGTACGGTTGCGATTGGGTCGCTAGATACCGTAGTTACTTTCAATGCTTTAACTGCGTCTTCATCAGCTTTAACGTAATCTGCGCGGAAAATTGGCAGAATATCGTTTGTGTTGTATGCTGGGTTCCATTGAGCGCCAACGCTTAGTGATTGACGGTCGTACTTGCGGACAAGACTTGTGAAGTCGCCAAAGTAGATTACCTTGTCACTGTTTCCAACCAAGCGGTCCTCAACTACATAAGCAGGATAACCAGCGATTACAGCTGTTCCATCAGCTTTAAGCGGTTCTTCCACCAACATTTTAGCGTCAGCTTTAGTCACGCCGACTAATTCAGCATAGGTGCTCTTATTCATGAAGAACGCACCTTTACCAAGCAAGCCTAAGTCAACATCAGTTGTAAGCTTGACAACGTCTTTAGCTGTTGCTTTTGCATTAGTTTTGGCTGTAACGTCTTTGACAATATTATAGAATGCTGTAGCTTCTGCAACTGCCATTTTCTTAGCAAATAAATCAACTAAATAGCTATAGAAGTTTTGGTCTGTATCATCTAAGATTGATTGATAGATATGCACTAATTGACCATAATCTTTGATATTAAAGTCGAGTTGAATTAAGTCTGCGACTTTTTGGTCAGGAACGGGCTGACCAGGAGTAATTACACCAAGTGCGCTTACTGCACTAGCTGGTTCAATCGCTTCATGCCCTGCTTCTTGAGATACGTTCACGACGGTCATAAGCTTAGACAGTTGTGTATAATCGCGAACGCGTTCGATGATTTTAGATGAAATGTATTCTGGCAACGCCGCTTTTTGACCGGTAGGTGTGGTCACCGTTGTGCCAATGTCGTTTTGTACAAAATTTTGAGTTTTAAGAGCTTTTTTGATCTTTCCTAAGTCGTTCAAAGCTTCTGTTTTCTTGGTTTCTGCAGGTTCTGAAGCAGAAAGACCAAAATCAACGATTTGATTAACTACTTGTTCACGTTCTGCGAGTGCTGAGTCATAAGCCTTCTTAGCTTCTAAAACGTCTGTTTCTGTTTTTGCTGAGTTAAGAGCTTTCTCAGCGAGTTCAAGTGATTGCTTAGTTGAGTTGTTCAAGGCAATAATTGTTTGCTTATCCATTGTTTCCTCTTTTCTATTTTTAAAATTTCTTGCGTAAAGCGTTTTGGATTAGCTGTGCTTTGGCAAAAGCATTATCGATAACGTCGTCGCTATCGTCGTTTTTAGCTCTGTCTATTGTGTCATCATCGTCTGAGTCTGACTGTACTTTGTTGTCTTCATCAGATTTTTTAGCTTTATCAGGCTTTTCGTCTTGCTCGTCGTCGTTGTTCTTTTCTAAAAGTTCAGTAATCGCGTCAAGTTTTTCAGAAATTCCTTCGATGGCTTTTAAAAATTCTTCCATATCGTTTTTTGATAGCTCCTTTCCAAAGAAATTCAAAACATTTTGAGCGCTAGGCGCTGTGTCTTGCGGTTTTAATTCAATCTCTTTCGCATCTTGTGCTTCTGCGTTAACTTTAACAAGGCCAATCTCATCAACCAATTTCAAATCTAGCGCTCTCTGCGCGTCGACAAAATTATCAGTTGAGATAAAATCTTTAGCTTCATCTTTAGTTAACGAACTGTTAGCTGTTAGCACTTCTGCAATCCCAGCGTCAATGCTGTCAAGCATTTGCGAGACTTCTTTCAAATCTTGCGACTTGCCAAAAGCCCCGATTGCTGATTGGTGGAACATTAGCTGTGCAGACTCACTAATCACTCGTTTAGTCGCTCCCATTGCCAAAATAGCAGAGGCAGAGCCTGCGAGACTCGCTATATAAGCTGTGGACTTCTGATTGCTTGCTTTGAGTTCACTGTAAATCTCAGCACCCGCAAAATAAGAGCCACCGCCAGAGTTCAAAATCAGTGTAATATCATCTTCACTATTTCTAATGTCGCTGATAATGTCTTCTGCAATAGTATAATCAGTAATCCCGCCTAGCAACATACTAGCTTCATTGTCTCGTGAAATTAAAGTGCCGTGTACATCAATGACTGTCAATAAGTAATCACCTCTTTCAGTTTAAAGCTTAATTCATCCGCTAGTATATCGAGATACTTCTTGAGTGCTCTGTCATAACGTTCCTGCACTTGCTCGGCATTCGATTGTTGGTCCCCGCGCCCGCCGACAAAATCAGAAGGTACATCATAGACTTTTGCAATCTGTTCAGTCGTCCAATTCAACTGACTAATTAGTTGACTAGCTTCATCTGTTTGCTTGATTGCTTCGAATTCTTCCGCTGAGTCAGTAACTAACACATTAGCGCCTGTGTCATTCTTGATTTTCTTAGCGCGTGCGGTTTTGGCAGTGCCGGGGATTAATCCGTCGCGTAAAATCTTGAGGTTACCATCAAGTTTGATAGCATGGCTTAAACTCTCGCTAGCAAATGTATATAGTTTTTGTTTAAGTTCTAGATCTGCTTTTAAGGCGTCTAGAGGCCTGATTACTTCTCGCCCGTTTAAAGTTAACATCTTGAAATGCAATATATTACTTTGCGGGACTTCTCGAGCCATTCCGAGCCGCGGGTCGTCAAACGTTACGTTATACTTAAGGCCATTAACGCTGTAGTCATTCTGATTATAGTTTACACTCTCATTCCTCAGGACTTCAAACGATATTGCCCTACCTTTAGAGTCTCGATAAATATATACAAAGCTCTCGCCATATAGCAAAAGGGAAGCATATGTAGCCTTGTAGAAGGCTCTCGGTGATACAATTTGACTGGGCGTCTGTAGTAGTGCATTAGTCATCACATTTGCGCTTGTCATTTGATGACTTGCTAAGTCGTTTGATAACTTATTTATTACCGCAAACAAATCACTGTCATCTTTGATTGGCGTTCGCGTCGTCAATGCAAATGTTGATGTAAAATCAAACTGGGTCTTGTCGTTTTCCCAGATATTTACTGGGTCTTTATTCTTAAAGATATCAAAGATACTCATATTTTTCTCCTTTTAAAGCAAACCAAGGACTCGAACCCTGATGCGCGCCTCTCGCCTTGCTAACGCTATTTATACATAGCCGTTTTCTGGATTAAGATAGTAGTCCAGAAATTCATCATCTGATAGTTTGTCGTAAGCTGTTTGCTTGTTAGCCATACCAAAACCATCAAAATGATACATAGCTTGGTACATAGCGTCTACTATCGCATCGACCGAGTCAATCTTAAAACTTGCTTTTGCTTTGTCGATATATAAGCCGTAGTTATTACTGCCGACCTCTGCATTGACTAAAGCTTTTTTCAAAATTGGGTCATCATCAATCGTTATTGTACCTTCTTTAAAACCTCTCCTCAGAAAGTCGATTGCAGGAGATAACTCGCTAGCTGTCTGCTTGATAGCAAAGCTGTTAAATTTAGCGTTTGCTTCAATCGCTTTGACAACTTTAGTTAAGCCGTAAGAGTCATAGCCAAAAAATGCTAAGTTTTTACCGTTTGATTTTCTGTTATCAAAATCATCTAGCAAGAAGTTGAATACTTCATCGGGATTAATCAATCCCAATTCGTGACTAGTAATCTTTGCATAAGGTTTCACGTCTTCTGCTTGATAATTGATGCCGTCTCGTTTGCTTTTAGCTTCAATAGAGCCCTGCTGTTCCCAGGGGATAAAACTGAATTGCGACAAATGGAATTTCTGTTTGCTATTTTCCTCATAAGGAAACACATAACCAATCGCTGTGTTATCGCTTGCTATCGAATAGTCAATCCCTTGATAATAATCTCTAGCATTATCTTTAATACGTTTCGCTTTCTTATCATCTACAGTCGCTTCTTCAATCTCTTTCAATTCTAAGAATTTGTTTTCTTTGGCATTCAGCCACAAATTCAAGTTCTTCACCAGAAACTCATCTAGATTACCAAGAGCTAATTTTTCGTCTCTATCATCTATCAGGTTCTTTAAGAGCATTTCACCTTTAGATGAGTCTAGAAGAGGATTAGACTTTATCCAAGTATTCGGGTCTTTGTATTCCTCTTTATCATCTTGTGCAAATACCAGTAGAAGTGTCCTCTGGAGCTCTGTATTGCCGTTCTCGATAGCTTTTAGTGTTTCATCTTGTTCCTTTTTAAACGGGACTGTTGGGTCTTTGTAACTAGTACTTATTTCAAGGATTTTGCTGTCTTTGGTCTGCACTTGACCGGACTTGATTTTGCCAAGTCCTTCATTGTCTTTAAGCTCTCCGACTTCGTCAGCAATGGCTGTCTTGTAATGCTTTGAGTCAAAAGTGCCAGAGTTGAAGGATTTTTGTTCGATAATGTTATTATCTGCAAAGTTCTTAGTCTCAGTGGCTAGTACTCTGATAAGCTTCTGCTTAGCAACTTTAGCAAACGGAGCTTTGCTGTATAGAGCCCTTAAAGTTGAAGCGATATAACCGTAAAGCTTTCTTGTTTGGCTGTTGTCAATAGCTGCAGCTAAGAAATCTTGAGAGCTGAGACCGTGAGACTTTATAAGAAAATCATAATCAAGCTGCACGCTAGCTAAGAGAGACTTTGAGTTAGTACGACCCATAGACAAGATGATTTTATTAAATCTTAGATTATCGTCTTTCTTATATTTCCAACAATTCGCCAAAATCAAAATCATGCGCTGGAAGTCAATAAAAGGCATTTTCTGATTGAGGTTTTCGATATCTGGAAAGATGTCCATGAAACGAGTTAAACGCGTTATCTCATTTTTATCAAAGTAAAAATGGTAATCGTTCTTCTCGCTTTCTTGCAATTCAAGCAAATGTCTCAGCATTGAAGCCTTCATTATGTAACTATTCAATCGACGGCCGTATACAGTATCTAGCGCATAAACAGTCGCAGGGTCTGTGTACTTCTTTTCAATCTCTGCGAAATTGCAAGAAGCGACGACTTCGTCAAATGTTTCTCTATTAAAGGAAAGCATTAATATCAGCCTCTTCATCAACAGAAACGTTTGAATGAGTTTCTAAGAACTCTATAGCATCTCTCAATTGTTTCTGGCTGTCTTTCAGAGTAATAAGTGCAGGATTTTTTACATAAGAAATTCCGTTTTCAGTTTTGTTTTTCTTTTGGATATCTTCTGATTTAATTTCTCTGTAGGCCCGGCGAATATTTTCGACTGCCATTACATATAATTCTATGTATTGCAGTACGTCAATATTTTGCTCTGCTGGAGTCCCTTTGATATCGTTGTATTTGATTTTCCAAAGCTCTTGTCCATATTTGGTCAGAAAACGCGGTGCATACATCGCCAATTCTCTTCACCCCTTTCAAAACATAGATAAAGCATTCAAAGCTTTTTTCTTCTGTATTTTCTTTAATTCTTCTTTGACTTCTTCCGCCGATAGTCTTTCGGCATTTGGCTTTAACTCGCTGTATTGACCTGTCCCATAATGCAAATGCTCAAAATCTGTCTTAAAACGGTGGCATCTAGCACACACAACTTTTACGTTGTCTCTGTCAAACTTTGCTTCTGGGGCAATCTCAACGGGTACCGTGTGGTCAACTATCTTCGAATTGGGTTTTCCACAGTAGTAGCAAAGATAAAGCTGTTTAACTCTGATGGCTTCTGCAAAGCCTAGCCATCTAGCTGAATGGTAAAGTTTATTTCTTTCTTTACCAGTAAAACTTCTGTACATTTATAAAACTTTCTACTTAATTTGTTCCCTAAAAACCATCGAGAACACTTGGTTCTTTTAAAAAAATACATTTCGCTTAATCCGCTTGAATATCCGGTTTAAATCAGACTCCTCTACTCTGCAAAAAAAGGTTCAAAAGTTTTGAAACAGAATTTTTTGCACGGAAAATTATTCACGCGG